AAGTACCAAAGTCTGACATATAAACATCGGCAGCACCTACAATAGTAGATTGCTTGTCTGATGGAGCCATGTAACGCTGTGCTGCAATACCAGTAAATGCTGATACTGCTTGTTTTTGTGTAGGAGGTACAACTAACATAGTTGGATTACCACCGTTTTCAAATACAGATTTAACACATGCTTTTAGTTTATCTTCGCCAAATGCTAAATAGTTACCAGAGCCTGCTGAAGTACGAGTAGCAGTTCCGTTACCACCTACTGGACCTGCAGGAGAGCCTGCTGTTGCCTCTGTAACATAATTAGTTAGTAACCATGTTTGAATAGAGCCAAGTAGTCTAGCGCCTGAACCTGCGACACCTGCTGATTGTGCTACGTTACCCAAGATAGTTTTTTCCATATCTCGTTTTAGCTCTTGTCCTGCTTTAGCTAATTGATAAGCTGTTTCTGTCTTACGACCTGCTTTATCAACTGCATCAAGAGTACCAGAGATATGTACTGTTTTACCTTGAATTTGTGTTCTGTTACCTACACGAACTGTAGGAGTATCAGAAGCACCTGAAGCATCATCACCTTCTACAAGACCTGTTGCAACTGCATCAGCTAATGTATCAGTTTGCCATTCGTGGTAAGTTGCTGTTGCTTTTGTTTTACCAATAGATGAAACTACTGGTGTTTCTGTTGGAGCAATGCTGTAGATTGTGTTGCTTAAATCTTCACGCTGTCCAATAGCTGTATAAGTTCTAAATTCTGCCATTGTTTTTCCTTAAATAAAGTTTTCAAAAATAGCTGCTGCATCTCTGGCATCACCAGTTTGCTGTAGCCGTTTCATTTGTTTTTTCTGCGTATCGGTTACTGTTTGCTTTACTTTAGCTCCAGACTTAACCATCTTGGGAGCTTTAGCGACTTTTTTCTTAACACCAGCTTTACCTGCCATTAGTTTGTCGTATTGTGCAGCTTTATGTAACACGAGTACATGGCGTGAATCATAGACTTGAGATAACTCTTCATCTGTGAAACCAACCTTTTTGCCATAGTTACGAATCTCACTTCGGAGTTGTTCGCCTTTAGCTTTGTCTGAAAACTCTGGTAAGGATTCTGCTAGTTTTTTTGCTTCATTAGCTACAAACTCTTGCATTTGTGCTGTTCTATCCGATTGTTGCTGTTCAGCAAGTCGTTTTTGTTCAGCTTGCACAGTTTGTAATTGTTCTTTTCTTTCGGTCATTTCTGCGACCTTAACTGCATATCCTATTGGGTCGTTCTCTTTCATAGCAGCTAAATCTTCTGGCTTGTCATTAGTACCAATTAAGAATTGTTCTACTGCTTGAAGTTTTTGAGCATAATCATTTCTAACTTGTCTAGCCTCAATAATAGCTTTAGCTTCTTGCTCAATGACTTTACGCTGTTCAGCTACTTCTTGAGTCTTTTTAGTATAATCAGAGCCGAGTTGATAGGATTTCTTAAGCTCATCAAGGGTAACTTCTTTTTCTTCACCTGCTGCTTTAATAGTGAAAGTTTGTTCTTCCTCAACTACTTCTTCTTCTTCATACTCGGATTCATCTTCGGTTTCTTCTTCTACCTCTTCTTCGGTTTCTTCAACCTCTAGTTCGGTTTCTTCTTCTACTTCAGTTTCCTCTACTTCTTCTACTTCTTCAGTTTGTTCTTCTACAACTTCTGGTTGTTCCTCTGTGGAGTCCTCTGGTGTAGATAACATACCTTCAATAGTTGAAGCTGCATCTGATACTGTTAGATTTCCACTTTCCGTTGTTTCGGAAGTCATGGTGTCATCACTCATAATATTTCCTTATGCCATCTAGGTGTGGCTTTCCCATACAGGCAATATGCCTATAATATCTTCCATGATTTGTCTTTTATCTCATCATCTTTAGCAATGGATTCAAAACGATTCATGATTTCATTAATTACTTTGATACGGAGGTAAGCATGATGTCGTACTTCTTCTTGCTCTATATCAGAGTTAATGATTAATTCGGTTAATTCTTTTTTCATATCTTCTATTTCATCAAGTAATTCTTGACTTTGTAGAAGGTTTCTAAATGCTTCTGATTTTGTCATTACATTCCTGCAATATTATTTATTTTATCTAAAGCGTTTATAAGTTCTTTAGACTCATTTAAGTCAGATTTCTTATTATCATTAGCTGCTTTTTGTGCAAGCTCCATTTCTTTCATAGCCATATCTGCTTCAAACTGTGCTTGTTTTTGTTGTAGTTCTAACATTTCTTTTTGTACTTTTAATTCTAGTTCTTGTTTTTCTAAATCTAGTTGAGCCATTTTTTGTTGCATTTGCATCTGTGCTTTTTCTTGTTCTACTTGTGCAAGCACTTTAGCTGCTTTTGTATTAGGATCATCTTCTTTAGGTGCTTGAGCAGCTTGTTGAGCCATTTGCATAGCTTGTTCTTCTGATATTTCCATAAGAAATGCAGAGTCATCTTTAAAGCCTGCCATATTAATAAATTTAGCTAAAGTATCTCGGTATTGTTTTAGATTGACTAATGGGTTTGCTAGTCCATAACCTTTAATTACTTCTTCTTGTTTAGCAAGAATCATTTGCATAGTAGCTAGTTGTTCTTGTTTACCACCAGTACCAAGACCTACATTAACTGTAACATTGTATTGTGTATTCCATTCTCTAGGATTCATAGGAACAAAATTATTATTAATTTTTATAATGCGTTCTTTATCTTGATACTTACAAACAAGTTGCAATATACCTTTAAACAAAGAGGTCATACCTGTATCTGCAAATATTCTAGCTATTAGTTCTAACTTGCCTTGTGAAGCAGATGTCATAGCTGATACTGCTGTGGCAGTTACATTAGATAATATATCTGGGTTTAGTCCTTGTTGTGCATCTGATACACCACTTCGTTTAGCTTGTATAGAATCTAAATATTCAAGCATAGGAAATGATTGTGCTGCACTAGACTGTACAGTCATAGGTACTAACGCATTAGGATTCTTAATACGAATAACACCACCTGCTGTAGAAGTTAATAAGTCATCTAAATTTACTTGACCTTCTACTGCACCAACACGATAGTTGTTAGTAAGGTATAAGTTATCTAGCATTTGTCTAGTAACTGTAGATTTAATAAGTTGTAAGTCTACTGCTCTATCTGCTAATGATTGACCAAAAAATTTATGTGGTACAGGAATAGGGCATACAGAATGGAATGGTACATAATCACATTCTTCACTCATTAGTACTGTGTTGTCTGCATAACAAACTCTATGTAGTTCTGCTACACCATCTTCATCCATATCTGTTCTGACATAACACTCATAGTATTCTACTATTTCCATAGATTCATCATTAGAATCATTGGTGTTAAATGGTTGCTCACCTGCTCCAAATCGTGCAACTCTTTCAGGGGTATAATCTAATGTATCACCTGTTGCTAGACTTGCTACTACTTCTGGGTCGTAACCCATAGCAATTAAATCAGACCTAGTAACTAAACTTCTTTGTGCAACAAATGTAGCATCTTCAATAGTGGTTGCTCTTTTATCTATTAAAAATTCTTCAGGAGCTACATTTTCTATTTTAACTTTAGATGAATCTTTAGTGCGTTTGCATTTAACATTGTAGTAAACATTTACAATCGGTGGCACATCCATCATTAATGGTTCACCCATTTCATCCATCATAGGTTGCCCAGTCATAGGGTCCATTGCTGGTTGTGGTTCTTGTTCTATTATTTCTTCTACTTCTTCTTGCTCAACAATTTCAACTTCTTCGTCTTGCATAATCATTGCAAGTTCATCTTCAGTTAAATTTTCATACTTCTCTTTTGTGGTATTTTTTTTATCATCCCAGTATGCTTTTAATACGCCTACTTTTTGTAACAATCCGTCTTTAAACCAATCGTGCATTAATTCAAATCCGTTGTTATCTTTGTAAAATATATGATTTACATAAGCAGTTACTTGTTCTGCTATAGCACCATCACCAACATTAACTGGTTCAAACTCTACTGCTTTAGATGA